AATGCTGTAACTCGTTCAGCGTTACGTCTAGCACCTTCTGTAAGTAAGAAAGCTGCTGCTAGTCTTTGCTGTAACTGTTCTGCAAGCTGGTAAGCAATCTGCATATCACTACCCTTCTGAACCTGTAGAGTAGTAACATCGTTAGCCCTTCCTTGTACGAAATCACCTGATCTAGCCTTAGCTAAATCCTTTGCTCTTGTTGTAGCAGTAGGATCAACCAAGAAAACAATCTTAGAGCTTGCACTAGCCCCTTCTACCATAGCTTGGCTAAGTGCTTCCAGACTTCTTAAGTCTCCTAAGTATTGCTCTACTAGTCCTCGTCCATAATTCTCTCCATTAATAGCTGTCCACCTTAATGCGAGAAATGGCATATCATCTTCTTTCAATACACCTTCTGATCCGGGAACTACTTCTTCGTTGACTTCTTGGTAGACAGAATACTTACCGTCTTCCATGATCTTACAACAAGTGTATAAGTCGTTCTCTTCTTCTAATAACTCTAGTTCAGGAACATCAGTAGGATGTACTGTTTCCCTTACTATGATTTCTATAATCTTTCCTAGAGCATTTCTTTTTACTACATACTCTTCTAGGTTGTATACTCTAAGCGTTCCTTCTTCTAGTCTCAAGAGAGCATTACCTGTTCCAATAAGAAGCTTAAGTGCTTCAAACAAAGGAACTCTGTATGCTTTCTTTTCGATAAACGTATACAAGTCTTTCTCAAGGCTTGCTAGGGTCTGATCTAACTCTATGAGTTGTTCTTCGTTTAAGTCCTGTAGCTCATCTTTATTTGGCATTAGCCTAAAGAATGGAGCATTAGGAGGTAACAAGGTAAGTAGTAACTTACTTGCTAGATGGTTGATAGCTCTACTTCCTAGGGACTGATAAGGCGTAGCTAGTACGTCTTGCTCTTTGTGTCCCTGTGCAGTAAGTAGAGAAGGAATAGTAAGTTCAGCACAAGCCCTAGCTCTATCTAGGACTGTACTTTTACTTGTTTCTAATTTAGACCACCTAGACTTTAGAGTTGTTTCATCTTCCTTCTCTTTAGCCATTTATTTTAATTCCTGTCTTTAAGTCAGTTCTTGCTCTTTAATATTTTACACCTGTTCCAGTTCCCTGTCTTGACTTTGGTTTTATCTTTAAGTCCTTAGTTGAGGTATCAGGCTTCACTGGTTTCTTCTTGACCTTATTAGGTTCATAATCATCCGATGCTCCGAAGCTTCCTCTAGTTGGTGCAGGTGCTTGGGTCTTGATTATAGGAGGTGTTCCACCCATTATTGTTCTCCCTATGCAGTGTTAATACCTGATGACTCTCCTGCACTTACAGGTACTTGTAACCTCTTCTTGCCTAATTTAATAGCTTTTAGTTTTCGTTCCTTGTCTTCTGCTTCGTCCGCAGTAGGTTCAAAAATAGCTGACTCAACAGGCTGTGCTGGTGGTGGTGCTGGTGGCGTAGGTGGTGGTGCTGGTACTGATGGTGAACGTGAACCGCCCATTACTCTTCTCCTTTATCTCTTAGTTGTTTTAGTAAGTGTATTAGCTCGATAACTCCTGCCTTCTTTCCCATCTCATAAGGACTAGTAATTCCTAGCTCATGAATTGGAAAGTTGTCTGGATAAAGTTCTTCAAGTAATGTAATTAAATCAATGGTTCGTGATGGTAGCTGTTCCATTATTGTAGTGTCCTTTTTATTTATTGCCTTTTATTTTAGGGAAGTCTAGTGAACTGAAGTCACCTTTAACACCGCCCTTACTGTATTCTGTACTTCTTGCTTCAAAGAAGTTAGTATGTACTACACTTCCTAGTAGCTCGTCTATCCAAGGAAGAGGATTAGTTTCTATTTTCCAATTAGCTTTAAGTCCTAACTGCATCAGTCTCCTGTCTGCAATATAACGAATGTACTGCTTCATCTCTTCTTTAGTAAGACCTTGTATGCCTCCTTGATCGAAAGCTAGGTCAATGAAGTCATCTTCTAATTGAACCATATCTCTCGCTATTACATAGAGTTCTAACTTGAAGTCATCTGTCCACAACTCAGGGTTCTCTTGGATCAGAGTCCTAAATACTTGTGTCATTCCTTCGATGTGCTTAGTCTCATCTTTAATAGACCACTCTACTACTACTCCCATGTTCTTCATTTTACCGAAGCGTTGGAAATTAAGTAACATAGCGAAAGAACTAAACAAGTGAAGTCCTTCTGTAAAGCCTGAGTATACTGCTACTGTTTTAGCTACTTCCTGTGGGCTGTACTTGTCTGGATTAAATCTACCAATATAGTCATGCTTATTAGACATAACAGGATAGTCTTTAAATTCTGAGTAAATGTCTTCACTGAATCCTAATGTGTCCGTAAGTAAAGAGTATGCATCTATGTGGGTTGCTTCTCTGTTAGCAAATGAACCAAGCATCATCCTTAGTTCTGGACTAGGGAATAAAGGAATCAATTTATCATAGTAACCACTAGCTACATCCACATCTGCTTGTGTAAATAGAAGGAGTATATTCCTAATCAAGTGCTTCTCTTCGTCACTCAGCTTAGTCTGCCAATCCTTAACATCTTCATGTAAGGGAATCTCCTCACTTGTCCAGTGCATCTTCTCATGCTCCTTAAAGTTCTCATAAGCCCACTCATACTTGAATGGCTTATAGGAGTCTCTGTCTTGAAAGATAGAACTTAACTCTTTAGGTTCGTCTTTAATAGGAAAGGTAGTAGGCTCTGTCTTGAAGATCAAATCATAGTTATCTCTATAAGTAGAAGTAGTGCCTCTGCTTACTAATTTGTCTCCTGTTATATCATTAGTACTCATCCTATTCTCCCTGTGTTAATGCTGCCCAGCTTTCTGGGAACAAGGGTTGTATGATCTTACCACACATCAGTGCTACTTCCTTTGTCTCTCGTTGACTAGTACTATGTGTTCGTTGAACGTAGAATCTTGCAAACGCGCTTAGTGAGCCTGTCCAATACCACTCAGTCATCATGCTCTGAGGGAGTACCATACGAGCTTGCTCTGCACATACTCCTGAATGTAGTAAGTACTCGTAAAGTTCTACACTAGCGTCAATGTGCTTACGGTATGACTCTTTAGTGTATTCCTGTATATCAGTCCTTCCTGAGTCTACACTTCCTTGCTTCACGTTGTCTGCTTTCTCACGCCATACAGTAGGAGTATGAAAGGTAGGTAATGAAGATACATAGCGTCTGCTTATCTCGTTCTCAGTAAACCCTACTTTGTGTTTAAAGCATTGTATCTTTGTGAAGATAGGAGCTTCAACTCTTACTGTAATCTGAGGATGTGCAAAGGGAGTCCAATGCTTATGTTTTGCCAAGTACTTAATCAGCTTCTTGTCTTTGTCCTGTAAATCCCAATCAGCTTGCTTGCCACCCCATGCACTCTCTTTATCCATACTTACTCTAGCCGCGTTGACTACTGTAAGATCATCACCCATCCAATCTATTAATTCTACGTTCATACTGTCTCCTATTGTTTAATTAGCCTTCACATGCTAAACATTCTGTATCATCACTAGTTAACTGTATAGTGTCTCTAGTTGTTTGCTTACTTATATTCTCTGCTCTACTTGTTGCTTCAGTCCTTAAGTAGTAAAGACTCTTAAGCTCAGTCATTGCCTTCCAGTGTACCTTATGTAGATACTTCCACTCAACTTCAGGAGGAAAGAATAAATTAACTGATTGACTTTGACACACATACTCTTGTCTGTCTACTGCATGCTGTACTACCCAGTTCTGGTTAATTTCAATAGCAGTTTTGAATACATCTTTCTCCCAATCAGGGAGCTTATCTAAATGCTGTACTGATCCATTGTTGTTTAAGATAGAGTTCCAACATTCTTCTTCTTCTCCTGCGTAGTACTCTTCTAGTACCTTACCCAAGTACTTATTCTTTACTACATAAGAACCAGATGCTGTCTTCTGAAGAAAACTATTAGCTTTCCAAGGCTCAATGCTAGGACTCGTACCAACGATGATACTGCTAGAAGCATTAGGAGCGATAGCAAGTAAGTGAGTGTTCCTACGATACACTTCGCTTGTTCCATAGATGTCATTAGGTATTTCCCTCTCTATTGAAAGCTTTTGACTTGCCGCCAATGCTTGTTGTTTGATTAATTTAAATATCTTTCTATTGAATCCTACAGCTAAGGCTGATTCAAAGGGTATGCCTTTCTTTTGAAGTAGAGAATGGAAGCCCATTGCACCAATGCCTATACTTCTCTCTTGTGTTGCAGAGTAGATAGCCTTCTTGTAATCCTCAGAAGGAGCAGTATCAATAAAGTATTGTAGCACATTATCTAAAAATCTAACAAGGTCTTTAACGATGTCAGTTTCTTTCCAATCTTCATAGTACTCTAAGTTAAGGCTACTAAGACAGCATACAGCGGTACGATCTTCATTAGTAGGAAGCATGATCTCAGCACACAGATTACTTCCGTGTACCTTTAGGTTGCGTTCCTTATGTGCTATGGGTTGTAAGTCGTGTACTACATCCTCATTCATTACATAAGGCTCACCTGTCTGGTGTCTAGTAGTAAGTAAGTTCTTATACAAGTCACGGGCGCTACACTTGCCTACTACCTTTCCATTCTCAGGTGCTACTAGATACCAATCAGCATCATGTCGTACAGCATCTAAGAACTCTTGGTTAATGATTACACCATGATGTATGTTGAGTGCCTTACGGTTAACATCTCCACCTGTAGGCTTACGGACACCTAAGAACTCCTGTATGTCAGGATGGCTAATGTGCATGTAAGCAGCATAAGCACCTCTGCGTGTACTGCCTTGGTGGTATGCTAGTACGTCTGCGTCCTGTGTTTTAAGGAAGGGGATAACGCCCGGGCTTTTATCTGTATGCCCTCGTACTGCGCTCCAGTGCGCTCCTACACCCCCTCCTGCTACACTTAACATCCTACTTTCTATAGTGTGTTCGTTTAGTCCAGCTATTGAGTCATTAACATAAGTCAAGAAGCAACTGATAGGAAGTCCCTTGGTACTAGTAGTTGAGTTAGCTAAGATAGGAGTACTAAAACTAAACCATTTCTTACTGGCGTAGTCATAGATTCTCTGTGCCATTTCTTCTGAGTCACTAAATGCTATGGCTGTTCTAGCAAAAGCATCTTGAGGGCTTTCACCCTCTGTTAAATACCTGTCTCTGAGCGTTGCTAAACTAAAATAACTAAGGTCGTTATCCCTACTGTAATCTATATTAACTTCCATCTGGCCTCCACAGTTTAATATTATTCCCACCGTCCCACTCATCAGGTGTAAGCATCCTAGCTACTCTAGCTTGTTGTAATGCATCCTCTTCAGTAAGCCCTTTATGGAGGTAAGTATCACGGGTACGTTCCCACATAGTCCTCTTATCTTCTTCGTCTTCAAGTATAATCTTAGACCTCTTCTGTCCTATAGAAGGACATCCTTTGTACCCGTCACTAGTGTCCCCTGTGAGTGTCTGGTCATAGAACTTTAACTCAGCTTGCTTACCTGTGACTTTATAATTCCTAGTAGTATTATAATTGTAATGCTTTCCTTCTGCTTGATCTAAGTCCTTGTCGATGTGACATAAGACCCACTTCCTTGGCTCTAGTATCATCCTCCATACACAGTAATCATCTGCTTCTACATAGCAAGGAACGTATACTTCATATTTCTTATAGAGCCATCTCTTTAATGGTGTTAGTAGCTCAAGCTTGTGTTTGGTTGCCTTCCTGTTGTGCTTATAAGTAGGGAGTACATCGTATCTAAAGTTACTAGTAGGACTAAGTACAAGTAAAGGCTTTCCTTTAGCTCTACTGTTCCTTACGATGTCAAGGATATGTCTCTCTACTCCCTTCTTAGCGTCCCTTAAATTAGTAAAGCTTGATACTTGTCCTTCTTGCCACTCAATTGTATCTTGGTTAATAGAGGCGTACTTATATAAGATAGAGTCTGCATCAATTAACGCTCTCAACAGTAACCTCCTGTTCATGCATACCTAGCTCATACTCTAGTTGGAAGCTTGTCTGGTAGCCGTGTAGAATCTTAACATTGTCATCTGTCACAATAACAGTAGTAGGTAATGACTTGATACCATAGGTCAGTGCTAGGTCTAAGTCGTCTTGGTTCTCAGTGCCTACTTCTGTTTCAACAATGTCCCATTCTTCTGTGCTTAGTTTATCTGTTGCCTCAGTCCACTCTTTCTTGTACCGAACACAAGAGCCACACCAATCAGCCCCAAACTTAATTACTTTATTCTTCATCTAGTCTCCCTACATCAACTCAAGATCGGCTGAGATTGCTGCCATTCTACTGCTTGCTATCCCCTCCATTAATTTTTCTACTGGAATTATATACCCTTGTAAGTTTAAATATTCCATATAAATAGCTATGTTTATCTCCCACTCTGAGTCTACTAAACGGTGTTTCCTTTCATTTAATATCCACTCATCATATCCCTTCATGTTAATTCTCCTTCTCTAATTCAATTAATTTATTAATGTACCACTGACACTTTAACAAGTCCTCTAGTCCATTCTTATTTTTATATCTACTGACGTACTTTACTACGTTGCCCTCTAGGTAGCTCATTTGTTTTGAGTTAATGTAATCTATTGTTTCAATCCCTTGCTTATAGTAACTAGGATTAATAGCATCTTCCTTTTTACCAGCTACAGTAGGAGAAGGAGTATGGTACAGCTTACTATGTATGTATGTCATTAGTGTAGTCCCTTAACTGTAGTCCGTGATGCTACTAGTGTTCTGATCTGTTCCGCTGGGTCTTTCCATGCTAGTCCTTTAACTACCTTGCCTTTGTTGTCTTTATCTAAGCCCTTAAGGGTGTTTGCTTCTACTACAATAGCCATACAGTCTGATAGTAGTCGTTGTGTTTCACGCTCGTTCAGACCACACTCTTGGAAGTGTTCATCTAACATGTCCCCCATGTATACGATAGCTGACTCAGCCCATCTCCTTGTACCATTCCACCACTTAGATAACTCTTCTGTAGGCACTCCTGCACTCAGGAACTTAACTGTTGTGCCTCCGAATACAAATAAGAAATCTAGGTAAGCATCTATGTGATCTTCTACTGATACTGCTACCATGAACTCATTAAGTTCTTCACCTAGCATCTCTTCTTCTAGGTTCTTGTCTAGCTGAAGGTAATTTCTACACGCGTTCCAGTCTATGATCTCTTTTGTTACTGACCTTAGTTCTGTTCTTTTCATTTAGTCTCCACTTTGTTTACTTGTAGTGAGCTTACGTCCACTGTACTTTCAGTTATAGTTACCTGAGCATAATTAGTAGTAGTAGCAATGCCACCATAACTAGCACTTATCTCTGGATAGTATAACATATTATCTTCTTCCATGATTCCTTTCCTTACAAGAATGTCACACAGATACTTTGAGATTGGGAATAAGAAGTTATCTATGTCCCGTCTCCTTTTATTAGTAAAGAAAAACTTAAAGTCTATCTTCACTGGTACTCTTATTTCTTCTAAGTCCTTTACTATATCTTCTACAGTTTCACCATACTGTACCTTACTATTGTTCAAGGTATGGAAGTATGAGTTCCTATACAGGTTAGCACTCAGTGGTACATACGTTCCTTTCTTGCCTCTAATGACAGGCAGTGGTACAAATATTTCTACAGGTTTCATTCAGTCTCCTAGTGTGTTTCATTCCAGTTACGTCCTATACTAGCTTCACCCTCAAGAGGCACTTTAAACTGTAGTATATCAGTAACAGTAGCAAAAGTAGATTCACATATCTGTTTAACTTCTTCCGCTATTTCTTTAGCAACTTCTAATTGCACCTCATCGTGGATGTTACCCACAAAGTGTACCTTGTTTCCATACTTCTTTAAGTTCTTAAACAGTTCAACAGTATAGTACTTCATTACATACGCTCCTGCTGACTGTAGTAATGTATTTAATGCACTATGTGCGCTCCTTATGTGTAACCTCCTACCACTTATACCTACTATGTAGCTCCTCTTTGCTACACTCCTTTGTACTTTGTCTAGTAAGTCCTCTATAGCAGGGAGGGCTTCAAAGAACTTAAACTTAAGTGCCTTACCCGCTTTAGCTTTGTTCTTACTGCCTGTAATAGAGCCTAACTTAGCGTCCCCAGCACCGTACAAGAATGCATAGATGAACGTCTTAGCTTGGTCTCTTGTTTCAAGGCCAGCAGCAAGTTGATTAGTAGTATGTATGTCACCACTGACAACCTCTTTAGCATACTCTCCTTCATCAAATTCGTACAAGAAGTGAGCTAACATCCTCAACTCTAAGCCACTAGCATCACACCCAATTAGAACATAGCCTTCTGGTACAGTGAATAGCTCTCTACACTCCTTACCTTTGAAAGCCCTGCCACTGGGTACTTGTGCTAAGTTAGGAGTCCTATGAGTACACCTACCGCTCACAGCACCTAGTGTATCTAGCTGTCCATTGATCCTGTCCTCTTCATTGACCAAGTTAAGCCATCCATTCTTACCTTCAACTAACATGCCTACTACTTTCTGTAAGTCAAAGTACTTGCATAGTATCTGTGCTTCAGGGTATTTCAACTTGCTTAACACACTGGAGTCTACAATAGGACTTCCCTTTTCTGTCTTCTTAACAGGTTTCCATTTGTATCTACGTTCAAGCCACTTAACTATATGCTGTCTGCTACTAGGATTGAACTCAGTGAGAGTAACAGGAGTATGTTTAAAGTACTCGACCTTTACATTTGTAATCGGACACATCCTACTGTAACTACCTTTCTTGTACTCTTTAATTTTTCCTGCAAAATAGATCGGCTTAAACACTTCCTCTAATCCAAGCTCTATCTTTTCCTTTTCCCTGTGTAGTTCTACATGAAGGCGTTGTGCTTTCTTTACATCAAAGAACCACCCCTTGTTAGTCTGTTCTTGTATTACTCTAGCAAAGTTATACTCAATCAAGATCGCCTTGCTAGGTAAGTCCTTCATGTACTCATGGTCAAGTAAATGTTGATACAACATAGCAGTAACTTTAACATCTTGTTTGCAGTACTCTAACATTTCAGGATTATAAGTAGACCATGCATCTTCCTGCTCACCGTAGTCACCCTTAGTTTCACCTAGTCTTATGCCCCATGCCTTTAAGCTGTGACTATTTGCTAACTTCTTTATGTGCTGTAGTCTGACCTGATGGGCATTCTCAAATACTAGATCATAATAAATTAACTTACTGAGTATCAAGGTGTCTGCTAACTGTCTCCTGTACTGATACAAGTCTACTCCTAACAGCTTCTTGATTACAGGAATATCGAACCCTATGCCGTTGTGAGCAACGATAGTTGTAGCCCCTTTAAGCTGGTCTACTATCTTGTGTATCGTGGAAGGAGTATAAGTTGTGTACTCATCTTCTTCCATGTTATAGACTACACCACAGTGTATCTTAGTACACTCTTGATACAGGCCATCAGTTTCTAAGTCAAATATTAATGTACTCATTAGAATAAGTCCGCGTCATCTTCCTCAAAGTCAGGAGCTAACTCTATCCGTCCTGTCTTACTGTTGTAGTGAAGTGTGTCAGCTAATCCTAAAGAGCCAGCAAACCTATTCTTTAAGACTCTGATGTTGATCATATCACCACGGTCTGCACTCTGTGCGTTACGTTCTAAGCCTATAACTGAGTCACTTAACTGGGCGATAGCACCTGAACCTCTAAGCTGTCCTAAGCTGATCTGAGCGCCATCTTCATGGTTCTTATCTGTGCCTGTTCTTCTTAGGTGACTGATGATAAGCATACCGATCTGTGTTTCTTCTACTAAAGACCTTAAGTCTGTCATCAGTTTGTCGATTGCTTTACGTTCATCACCTGACTCCATGCCACTGACAACAATAGATATGTGATCCAGTATAACAAAGTCAACACCACATGTATGTACCATGACTCTTATCTTAGCCATCAGGTTATCAGTATCAATAGAACCGAAGTGATCATACAGGTACAGTCTGTCCTTGCCTACTGTCTCATCCCATGCTTCCTTTTCCTGCTCAGGTGTTAGTTCGTTACCGTAGTACAAGGGAGTATTACTATAGAGTCCCATGAAGCTGGTTAAGGTACGTCTCCAGTTCTCTTCTAGTGCTACATACCCTATCTTACGTTCTTGTTTTAACATCAAGTCATAAGCTATCTCCCTTACTACAGTAGACTTGCCCATTCCTGACCCAGCAGTGAAGGTAACTAACTCTCCCTTTCGTATGCCTTTGAACATATCATTAAGCTTAGGGTAAGGGTACTCATAAGTTTCAAATGTTTCCTTCTCTTTGTACTTGTCCCACATCTCTCCTGCTGCTAAGATGCCGTCTGGCCTCCATTCCTTAGCTTCGTAGGTAGCACTAAGGAGTGCAGACTTTCCTTCCTGTGTTAGTACTTCACTTGCGTCCTTTAAAGAAGAAGTGATTACCTTTACCTTACCTGCTGAGATGATAGGTAGTACACGTTCTATTGCTTCCTTGCCTGCCTTGTCATTGTCGAACCAAAGTACAACAGTAGTAAATCCTTCAAGCCATTCTAGGTTATTCTTTATAACCCTTTCTGCTGACTGTGCGCCAGTAGGTAGTGATACTACAGGGTACTTACAGCCATAAGATTCTGCTATAGATAAGCAATCTATCTCTCCCTCTGTAATTATTACCTGCTTTCCTTTACTTCTCCATAGGTGCTTACCAAATAAATGCTTTGCACTTACGTCACCAACGGTTCTAAAGGTCTTATCAGCGTACCTTACTTTCTGTCCTACTATCTCGCCTTTCTCATCATAGTAATCTGCTATCTGTGTCATTACCCCTGCAATTTCTGCAACATGGTATCCGTACTTTTTACACGTAGCCTTACTGATCTTACGGGCTTTTAAATCTCGGTACTCACCTCTTACGAGTGAATCACGCGTCATATTAGTCGCTCCTTTTGATTTAGGTTTTACTTTATAGTCCTGTTCAGCTTCCCAGTGTGTGCAAGAGAAGCAGTAAGCTGTACCTGAGTCGTATACAGCTAGTGCGTCTCTGCTTCCACATGCAGGACAGGATTCGTGCCTTACAAACTCCCCTTCCTGCTCCATATCTTAGAAGTCTACTACAATGCCTTTGGTTTCATCATGCTTATTCTGTAAGACCTTGGATGGTGGGAACATGTCCTCAAAGTCATCACCACCGTCTGCCTTAAAGCCACCCTCTACAGCATCAAAGCCATCACCCCCCTCTTCATACGATACTAAATCTACTATCTGTACTGCATTGATAAGGAATGACATACCAAAGGTATTAGTAGAACCCATATGATAGCACTTAGGGAACAGTTTAGCCCTTACCTTAGAGCCATTACCTACGTTGTCAGTAAAGTTCAACAACGGCTTACCTGTGCTGTCTGCTAGACGTACTGTTTGTGGTTCACCATCAAAAGTCTTAGTGTACTGCTTACTTCTAAGCATCAGGTTACCTGTTAAGTTACCCTCTCTATCTACGTCTTCTTTAAACACAGGGCTTACAGTGTAAGAGTTAGCTTTGTTAGCCTTTAGCTTCTTAGACTCTTCAGCAATATAAGTATCTAGGATAGCATCAAGCTTTGACTTCAATCCTTCTACTTCTTCTGGTTTAAAAATAAGATCCATCATGTATTTACCATCCACATCAAACTTAGTGTTAGGTTTTACAATAGATGCCCACATAGTACTACCTACTGGTGTTACAAAAGCTTTTAATTTTTCCATTTTTAGTCTCCTAGTTAATTACTTAGTTATTTCTATTACTAATTCATTGCTTACATCATCTAGTGTAATAGTATCTACTACCTTGATTTCGTTAGCGACCTTGCTATAGTACACCCCTGATAAGGATAAGGCAAGTACTACAAACGTAATTACTACTGTTTTCCTTATTTCATTTTGATACTTCATTCTTTCCCTCTTTAAATTTTTAACATATTTTTCACTTTTCATACGTCCCTCTTACTTTTTATTTTTTAGATTAGTATTAGTAATATCATTTATTACTTCTTTATTACTTCTTACTTGCCTAGTTCCCCCCGCTATAACTTAGTGTCCTTTTAAAACCTAACTAAACATATAGGTACTATTAAGTACTTCACTTAAATCTAAATCTCCTACTATTACATCACTAGGATGAACAGGAATATCACATACTGCTTGTTGTTGTACTTGATTATACCAATCTAGCAACGGTTCACTCTTGAACAAGTCATAGTAACTCTCCCTAACGTGCTTGTTAAGTAAATGTACTGAGTTACAGTCTACAGCAAACGAATCATGAATGACACTAAAACTTTTAACACCATCCTTTCTACACCTCTGTACTGTCATATAAAGGAGAGTAGCATCTAAGGAGTGTATGTAGTTAGGTGCGATAGCGTTTGTCTGTCTACGCCTGTCTATGTCGTTTGTAAACGATCTAAACTTGATCTTACCTAATGCACTTATTATCCTTTTCTCTGCTATCCTAGTCTGGGCTTGTATTACAGGAAACTTAAAGAAGGGAGTCAGCCATTTGATTGGCTTATTCTCTACGTTAAGATAGAAAGCAGTATCTTTTAAGAACTCCTGTCCCTTTGTAGCACCTGTTACTATTTCTTCAATTGCCCTACTGTTAAGTACTACTAGTAGCCTGATGTTTACCCATTTCTCACCTCTCCAGAAATGATTACCTTCACTTTCTTCTTTGTCAAACAGTTCCTTAAGCTGATCATACATACCCCTCTTGGTGACTGAGTAAGGCTGGGTCATTACATTACGCTTAGTCCAGTACCTTGTTACATTTCCCTCTAGTCCTTTAGCCTCTGTGTATGTGTACGCCTTCCTTAGTACTCCTTCTGAGTCTGTAAACTCAAAGAATGGTGGGTACTCACCCTTTGCTAAGTAAAGGTTAACACGGTCTGCTACCTTGCCGTATATATCACTAGGCGTAGTGCCTGTCTGTAATACATTTACTGCTTCTGCACCTTCCTTGTCTAGTAACAGGCCACTGTATATCTGTATGCCACTACATGTAGCATCTAAGGGTACAGGATAGTGTACAGGAAGCCTATTTAAGCCGTCTACAAGCGCCTTACAGCCACTTAAAAACAATAAAGGTTCATCTGTATCATTCCACCATGCAACATGCTCTAAAGGACTCTCTACTACTTCTTTGATCAGTAAGAGGTTATCATCTACCCACTGTACACGGTCTTTAAACTCCAGCTTATCACGGCCTGAACTGTTTGCTATTCCTACTTTTATCCAATACAGCCCTACTTCATCAGGGATAACACCATCACCGAACTCTAACAAGGCTTTTACCCTAGAGTGTGACTGAGGGTTAAGTATTTGTTGTACTGGGTACAGTCGGCCTCTGAAGTCAGTTGTATAAGAGTAGTAGAAACAATTATACTCTTTAAACTCTTCAGCTAGGCTAATAGCCAGTTTAAACATTACTCTATTTGAGTTAATAGCCTCTAGTTTTGCTAAGGTTTTCTCTCTGGCAGTGTAGTAAGACTTGTAATCTGCCTTATTTGTATGCCTAGTGTACTGCTCTCCTTTGTTGTTTGTAGTTACGTACGTTTCTCCGTACGTCTCTTTCAGTATCAACTTGTCTACATCTATGTATTCCATGTAGGGAATGTCCCCTATACACTTAGGGTTATCACTTGGCGCGTTAGGGTCAGTTAAGTTACCGTCTATAATGAGCCTAACTAAGTCCAGTATGTAACTGTTTACCCTCCACTTAGTGTTTTGTATTCCATTGATTACTTCACATAAGTCATTGAATTTTATACTTTCTTCAGACTCAGGGTTATCATTACAATAGTCTAAGTGCTTGTTAAATAGTTCCCTACTTATCTTACTCTTATGTTTTACTAAGGGAATAGTATTACTAAAGAAGTAACCCCCGTGTATGATAGTGTCATAAGATTCTATTGACCACTTCTTCGGAGGCAATAAAATAGGCTTGTACAGTATACTCATTTGTGTTAAGAACTCTTGTATCTTGTCTATTACTTCCCTTGCATCTGCACTTAGGCTCAAGAAGTACATTTGAGTTTTATTTTTTCCTATTCTATTGTCTTTGTGCCTCCTGAGTATCTCAATTAAGCCTATATTAGACTGTATCAGTACATCTAGTAGAGCTACTGCTGTATCTTGGCCTATAGCCTCTGCTTCATTAGTAAGTAGCATCTGTGCTAGTCGTTTCTTACGACTTAAGATGTAGTCAGCCCCTCTCCGTTTGTATTCGTACTCAAGGTAGCTGTTAAGCTTGGGCTGTTCTACTTTAAACTGTGTCAGTAGTGCTGTATTGACCAGTTCACGCCTTATACTACCTGTTACTCCCTGTAAGCTAGTAGGTCGCTCTAGTAAGCACCTTAATACACTACTAATTACTAGTAAGGCCAGTTCATCTTCCTTGCCTTTGAACGCTAGTAGTGGCTTTCTTCGTACACTAGACCTCCCTCTGATTGGTGCGTTTAAGTATTCTTCTAATGATCCACTTAATCGCTTAATTCCTAGTCGTTTTAAGGCCATGCCTTCAGGAGTAGTATCACCTCCTTTCTGACTCGCTAGTTTGGTAAACTGGTTGAGGATTTTAGTTCTGCTAGAGATCAATTGATCCTCTTCCATTTTACGCTGTACTGCTACTAAGTCCTTCAAGTTAATAGAGTGCGTTACTTAGTTCATGGAACAAATTAATGTCCCTATGTAAGTCAAAGTCTTTGTACTCTCGTACATACAGTTCTTCGAGTCCTACTACTTCCTCATTGTCTATTGTGACTAACTGAGCCTCCATTAGACGGCTTAAATGGAATTTTCTATATCCTTGTGCCTCTACATCGTAAACACTCCAAGGCTTTAGCTTATGGCCTCCTGCCTTTACTAATGGACAGGCTGTTTCTAGTACATTAAGACGTTCTTCTAAGCCTAAGTCAGTAGGATGTATAGTCAGCTTACACCTCATGACTCTCTCTGTG